CTCAGTCAGATAAGGCTCTTAACGAGCAGCTGAGGACGTATCCGAGGACGTTAGAGCATGCCCTTAGGGATGAAGAATCTCAGTGTGTGTTTAACATCAATAAACTATACGAACAGATTGACTACGACGCTACACTACCAGAGGAGTCTCTATACACTAGGGGTAACTTCAAGTGGAGGAGTGGTGTGGTTGACACGGATGTAGAGTTCTACCCAGACGATAAGGGTAGGTTTAAGATATCTTGGATGCCCTCAAAGGTTGATAATACAGAGGACTTAAAGAACGCTGTTAAGAGGCTAGGAGAGAAGTACTACCCACTTAACTTAGAGTGTGTAAGGTTGGGGTGTGACCCCTTTTCATTAAAGTCTACACACGGTAAGGGTTCAAAGGGTGGTATACATGGAAAGACTATTGTAAGCCCAGATGGTGGAGCACCCTCTAACAAGTTTGTTCTGGAGTATCTAGCCAGACCTACTGATGAGACCGTGTTCTTTGAGGACGTTATTATGTGCTGTAGGTTCTATGGTGCACCAATACTAGTGGAGTCTAATAGGATTGACCTGCTACGTCACATGAGGAATAGAGGGTATAGAGCGTTCTGTATGGATAGGTTGGATAGACCTAAGTCTAAGCTAAACCCTAATGAGTTAGAGTATGGTGGTCAGGTGATGTCAGGTAAGGATATACTAGACTCGCATATGAACGCTATAGGTCTGTGGGTTGAGAACTACGTAGGGGTCTATAATAATGAAGAGCAGAAGGTAAGACCTCAGGGAGAGATGGGTGATATGCCTTTCGATGAGACGCTTAAGGATTGGCTAGCGTTCAACCCAGATAAGAGGACTGAGTATGATGCAACAATCTCTAGTGGACTAGCAATAATGGCTTGTCATACAGAGCGTTATAGAGGTAAGAAGGAAGTAGTAAAGAGAATACACGTAAAGAGTCTATTAAAGAAATATAACAACAAGGGTGCGATAGGCAGCCAAGTAACAATGAAAAATAGTAATTATGCAAAATAAGAAAATGTTAACCAAGAGGTCTTACCCTAACCCTCTAGCACCAGATGAGGAGAAGATTACTGAAGAGTACGGACTAAGCATGGCTAAGGCTATCGAGTATGAGTGGTGGTACAGACCTAACGGTAGTATGTGTAACTTCTTAGACAAGCGTCAGCAGTACCATAACCTTAGGCTATATGCCAGAGGTGAGCAGGACACTAAGTTGTATAAGGATTTAATTACAGGTGGTGATGAGGAGTCTTACAGTAACTACGACTGGAGACCTCTTCAGATTGTACCTAAGTTTGTAAAGCTGCTATCTAATCAGATGACTGAGAGGCTGTTTGATATAAAGGCAGACGCTGTTGATAAGTACTCCACAAACCTTAAGGAGGACTACAAGGCTAGTATACAGAGTCTTATGGACACCCTACCAACTATGAGAGCTGCAGAGGAGGCTCTAGGTGTTAGTGTTGTACCACCAAACGCTGATGAGATTCCAGAGACAGAGGAGGAGTTGGATTTATATATGAAGCTAAAGTACAAGCCTGCTATTGAGATTGCAGCAGAGGAGGCTATAAAGTATACACTAGAGCTTAACGACTTTGATGAGACCCAGTCTAGGGTTATAGAGGATGTAGCTACATTAGGTGTAGGTGCTGTTAAGCATAGAACAGACCCTAACAAGGGTATCGTCATTGACTGGGTAGACCCTGCGGACTGTGTACACTCTTATGCTAAGCATAGGAACTACAAGAAGGTACACTACTTCGGAGAGGTTGAGAGAATGACTGTCAATGAACTAAAGAGGTTATCTAACGGTAAGTTCTCAGATGAAGAGCTTCTAGAGATTGGGGCTAGTACAAGTGAGTGGAACAAGTACCACCAGACAGGGCAGTCTGATAACTTCAGAGAGAGCGACTTAGCTGGTAGTATGGTTGACGTACTGCACTTCACATTCAAGTCTACAAAGACACTATCATACAAGAAGAAGTACACAGCTAACGGTGGCTTTAAGATGACTAAGAGGGAGAGTACCTTTAAGAAGAAGAACAACGCTAAGGGGTTCGATGTATCTAAGAAGGTTATAGACGTATGGTACGAGGGTTCTTTAATACTAGGGACTGACAAGGTATTTAACTACAAGCTTTGTGAGAACATGATTAGACCTAAGGGCTACCTAAACAAGACGTTACCTAACTACTTATTCTACTCACCAGATTTATATCAGGGTAGGACTAAGAGTCTTATTGGAAACATTATACCCTACGTAGACCAGATGCAGCAGATTCATATCAAGCTACAGCAGCTTATTGCTAAGTCTAGACCTAACGGGGTGTTCATTGATGTGGATGGCTTGAGTGAGATAGACATGGGAGACGGTAGCTTCTTAACACCGCTTGAGGTTATTAAGATTTATGATGAGACTGGTAATGTACTAGGTACTTCTAAGGATTATGCTGGAGAGTACAACCACGGTAAAGAACCAATTAGAGAGCTAAAGAATGGTATAGTAGATGGTCTTGACAGACTAATCTCTGCATACAACCACTACCTTACACTACTTAGAGATGCTATTGGTGTACCAGTGGGAGCTGATGCATCAACACCAAACCCTAAGATGGCTGTAGGTGTACAGGAGCAGTTAGCTTTAAACTCTAACACGGCTACCAGACACATACTAGACTCAGTACTTAATATTAGCGAGAGGCTTGGAGAGGGACTATCTCTAAGGCTTAAGGATATCTTTGAGTACTCGAACCTAAAGGAGGCTTACACAAACGCTATAGGTAGGGTTAATGTACAGACGCTAAAGGCGTTAAAGAACTACCACCTACACGACTTAGGTATCATTATAACCCTTAGACCAGATGCTCAGGACAAGCAGTACCTAGAGCAGAATATACAGGCAGCTGTATCTAAGGATAGTATAACAGTAGACGACGCTCAGGATATTAGAACCATATCCAACATTAAGCTAGCTAACGCATTACTTAAGACCAGAAGGGTTAAGAGGGACAAGCTTAAGCGTGAGCAGGAGATGCAGAAGATTGAGAAGAACAACGAAGGTCAGCTACAGGTTACTCAGGCAGCTTCACAGGGCAAGCAGCAGGAGATTCAAGTTGCTACACAGTCCGAGCTTGCTAAGATAAAGGCTAAGACTCAGGGTAGACTAGCTGAGATAAAGGCAGAAGAGGAGGCTAAGATGAGGCTGATGGAGAAGGAGTTCAACTACAACATGCAGATTAAGGGTGCTGAGACAGACCTAGCTAACGACCAGAAGAGGTACGATAACGACAGGAAGGACTCAAGGCAGAGGGAGCAGAATTCAGCCACATCTAAGATAGCAGAGCAGAAGCAGTTCAATAAGCCAGCTATGAATTTTGAGTCAGCAAACGACTCAATATCTGGAAACATAGGTATGGAGGACGTTAACGTGTCCTAAAAAACGACCATACGCTTTTTTTCGTATATTTGCAAGTATAAATAGTTAAATAAAATATAAAATTACAACAGTATGAAAACAGGAGGATATAGAGACAATTCCAACTCAAGTATGGACATTGACTTAAGTGGAGAGGTACAAGACACGAGTGGAGAAGCACCTGCACCAGATGCAGTAGCTGCAGCAGCAGAGTCAGAGCCTAGCACTCCAGTAATACAGGACACATCAAATGAAATCCAAGAGACTGGACAGTTTGATGTTCCACCAACAGTAACTGAAACTGCATTGAATGCAGATGAGGATAAACGTTCTTTAAATACAGACTCTGAACCAGTCGCTAATGAATTAAGTAAGCCAGTAGTTGAGAATACTCCTGTCGAGATTAGTGAGGAACTACACCTTAAGTACCTAAGCGAGAAGCTAGGGAGAGAGGTGACAGGTTTCGATGAACTAACCAAGACCGAGAGTAGTCCACTTGACTCTGACCCTTACTTGAAGGAGTTAGCTGAATGGAGAGACAAGACGGGTAGACCGATAGAGGACTGGATTAAATTTCAAAAGGATTACACCACAGTGTCGGACGCTGATATTGCAAGA